TTCACCTGGAGTTGCACATCCTTCCGACCAATCCCTCTGCCATTCGGGATTGTCTTTATACCACTGCATAATGTCGTTGACACTCATCTCAACAACTTTTTTTTCACCTGTTTCTTTGTGAATAATTGGATATATTGCCATAGGTTAAGAATTCAAGATAATTTATTTAGACCCATTCAAGAGCTTCTGACACTGATGGAAACTGCTCTTTGAAAATTTCTTTACAGGCAAGTGCAATATCCATGTGTTCCTTTTGAGTACCATTTGCAGAACGAAGATTAATATAATGAATCCAACTGCGACAGGAACCCGTCATATAGATGCGTGTGGGCGTTGCCAAGGGCAATACAAACCTTGCACACTCTTTTGCTATTCCCTTATCAAGAAGTTCCTTGTAGAGTTGCATAGACTCCTTAAAATGATCATTAATCTTTAACCAAAGATCTTGTTTTGCATCCTCATCAATATCATCAATTGAGTTTTGACGATTCTTCGTATCTTGACGACGAAGATCGGGAACAGGGATTTCTCCTAACAAAGAAGAATCTGCATAGCGTTGCGAAAATTCTTGATATGTAAATGAACGGTGACGTAAAATTTGTGCCGCAATACCACGATTCGTTTCAATTTCAAGCGTCATAGAAGACTGTTCAAAAACAGACCAATGATTATGCTTAATACAATAAGCAAGCAACTTGGCATAGTTTTCGTTGTCTTGATTCGCAGGATTGCTAACTCGTGCAATAAATGCCATTGTTTTTTCTGCATCTGGTGTTACGCTAATCAGTTTTACAGTCATTTCTTTCCAAATCCTTTTGATGTTTGTGCTTCCAAATCTGTGAGTTCTTGCTTTACGACTCGCAGTTGTTTTTTCATTTCAATTAATTGTTCATTATCATATAAATGATCTTGTTTAATTAATCGTTCTAATAATTTTACCAATTCTCTTGCTCTATTACTCATTTAAATCAGAATCCTCAAAGATTTCATCGTAATCTAAAATTGGTTTTTTTCTCATCGGTTCCATAGGAATATATGCAGAAGTATCAGAGTAAACTTCTGCCTTCAAAGAATCGACCAGTAATTCAAGATTACGAACAATAAGTTTTAGTTTTTCTTTGTCCATACCTTATAGTTACCTCAATTCATTTTAGCATAAAAAAAGGAGGGGATCAACCCTCCTTCATATCAAGCAATTTGTGGTTGCTTTGCCATATTCAGTTGTGCATTATGGAGGAGTTGCTCCTTCTTTGCCTTTCTCTTGAGATAGCGAACGAAGTAAGTATTCATTTGTGCCCCTCCTTTACAAACTTAACACCACGATAGGTTTCGTTGTATTGTTGGGGTTGCTGCATCATTTGTTGCTGATACTGAATACGCTTTTCAGTATCATACTCGATACCACGATATACGACTTTTGACATTAGGTTTCTCCTTAGTTTTTAAGTTAAAGAGCGTTCCTTCAGTCGGCGTTTGCGTTCGCTATTTGAGAATAGCGAATGAACGATCCGTTCCGCGTCGGCTTACTTCCGTCCCAAAGGGATGAACGTAAGGTCATTATAGACCTGTTAGATTTATATAGCAAGTTTATTTTGTAACATCTGTTACAATTTTAAAAAATCTTAAGGGCAAAAAAATACCTGGAATTTTTTTCCAGGTCCAGGGGAAATTACTTCCTCTTTTTCTTTTCGGGAGATTTATAACCCCAAAGTTTTGGATTGGTTCTTCCATATCCAAAATCAATTTTTTGGATTACTTCAGGTCCAAACTTATCGTAGTATAGATCAAAAATTCTAGAACGAGTTCCTCTACACAGATCCATATGAACTTCTTCGCCAACTTGATACCAAATTAGATATGCATCATTGGGCCAAGATGAGTCTTTTACTTGATCTATGGTTCCATTTTCAATCAAAATTTGACACCCGTACCTAGGAGGAAGAGACTCCTTTTCTTCTTTTGTCCATTCAGTCATGTCTTCCTCCTTTCCTTGAGCCCGTTGAATTACATTACGAAGTTTACTACTCATACACGATTTCCCCATTTAATATCAGGATATGCTTCAGAAACAATCTCTTTTGAAATATTATATTTTGTTCCCAATCTTTTATCTTTAACAAGAATAAGAATTTCTGCCTCAAGAGGATGAAGACCTTGAAGCATGTTGATAAACATAGTTTCTCTACGAAGAGAACTTAACCCATCATTACCACCACGAATAAAGTTATAAAAACGTGTGTATTCTTTACGGATTGTAGTTTGCCCCTGATCATTCATTCCTAAAGAATTAGATCCAAGTTCTTCCATTTTACCAACTGCATCACGAACTTTATCACTTACAGTGCCACTAAATGAATTTTGTTCACCAGTGCTGGCATAAGGAACATCACCTTCTGGAAGAGATGAGATTAAACTTTCGTCAAAATTCCAAATAAAAATTGCTTTTAAGGAAAGATCTCCATATCTCTTAAGCAATTCTACTTTTTTATCATTAGTTTTTTGACTAGAAACTAATTCCAAAACCTCAAATGCAAAAGGATTTGTTGGAAGATCTTCTGATAATTTTTTAGTAGGAGTAGATGCCGTTTTTGGTTTGGGTGTTCTACTCGTCTTCTTCTGCGCTGTCGTCGTTGTCATAATAGTTCTCAAAATTAAATGCAATTACCTCATCGGGTATTAGATTACCCTGCGAATCAAACATTTCAGGGTGAGGTCTTGGTATTTCCCTGTAATTCATCATATATTCTCTAGCGACCCATCCAGATAGCAGTCCAACAATAAAAAATAAAATGGTTATGAATGAACCAAACACTAAACTTGTTGCTAACATTTTTTTCTTCCTCGGGAACTACTGGACTTCTTTATACTTAAAGAAAATTCAAAATAGATGGTCACTTCCCGTTTGAGAAAGCAAACCAGCTTTTCAAAAATGATGTGAAAATCTTTGGGTTGCTTTCTCTTACCTCCTTTTAAGATAAGTTCTAGTCCACGATTAACATGGATCTTGGAATTATTTATGTTCGTATCAGACAATTTGCTTTTCTTTTAAAAATTTAACAGTATCTGTACAACCACCAAGTTTTTCTGAATTACATAAAACTTGTGGAAAAGTAGATCCTTCACCAAATTCAGCATAAAACTGTTCTTTGGTAAAATCTTCTCCTAAAGTATACTCCACAAACTTGTTTCCTGTCAACTCTAATACTTGTTTAACTTTATAACAATAAGGGCAATCTGTTTTTGTGTAAACTGTAAAATTCATATCTATGTAAATTTTAAATATTATTTATTTTAATAATTTTATATCAAAATTTATGGTAATTTTATCCAGATCAGTTTTATTGATTTCACCATAATAGGTTAAAGTAGATGGAAAAATAATCAATTTACCATCAGAGGGAGAAACTTTAAAACTATCAGAAAAATATAAATTTTTCATATTACCATTAAGCAATCTATGAAAAGAATCGTTATGATGTTGAGATAAAAATACAAAATCTCCCGAAAATCTATATGGACAATCGACAACTAAAATGCCAACCATATCACAATTTGAACGGATACTTGGTTCTATGCAAGAATTGGGTTTAATTATTTTAATGTCAGATTTAACTACAGAAGATGGAGTAATTCGTGATGTATCATCAATTATAGTCGACAGAGAAGTTTCAATTTCACTATAAATCAAAGGAAAATACTTTTGAAATTTAATTAAATTAAAAATATTTTCTTTTTTTTCAAATCCTTCTTGTTTATATTCTCGTATATCATTGACAAAATTATCTTTTATTTTATAGAAATCAGGAATTTCTCTAACAATAATAGGTGTAGGAAATACCGGAAAAACATCGACTGCACTTTCTTCTTCATTCATCATTTTTAACTCCTTTAAATTTTAAACTCCATCCTCATGCCAACATTCATTATATCCATATTTTTGATCTTCATACGGATAGGCACTTAAATTTTTCTTTGGCCATCTTAAATTAATATTTGTTTTTGGAAAAGATTTAAATAATTTTTTTGTAATGTTATTACTCACTTCTAAAGATTCATACCAATTAGATGATCCATCGAAAAGATATTTTTCAGGTTGAATAAGAAAAATTTTAATTCTTTCGTCAAAATTTGAACAGTAATTAGCACCGATGTATGTTTCAGTTCTAATAAAATATCCATAATATTTCCAGAGATCTTGTTTGGATATTCTTACTCTATCAATAACGTTGTTAACTTTAAGAGGTATATCGAAAAGTTTAATTAAATCAACTCTTTTACCCCAGAACACATGATCTCTGGGATGGAACAAAAGATGTGGGTACATACCCGGAACAAATATAAGATGTTCTTTTCTATTTTCAATAAAAAAGTTATACATAACCAACATACTATTGTAATCATATAATTGGTCTGTACGCATTTTTATAGAATATTCCGTATCAGATTTAATTATCCCATTATATGATCCAACTATTTGGAGATTAACATTATCATCCCCAAAATTATTTGGTTTTTTATTTGTCAATACAATTATTCTATTGGAATATTTTTGTTTTATTGATTCCAAAGAAGAAATGTCATCATCTTCCCAGCACGATAAAATTATATTATTTACAAATGGTAATTGAAAATAATTTTCTATTATTTCGCTAGTGAATACATCATACTGTCCTTGCAGAACAATGTCAAGCTTTTCAAATAAATTGTTGTTCTGCATCAATTCTTTTTTTCAATATGAATATTGTATTGCTTTAAATTATCAACTACGACATTATAGTACTCGGTTGATACTTCAGGATCATTAGAAAGTTCTAAAAGAATATTTTTAGACTCTTCATTTTTTCCCCAATACCATCCCGACAATGCCTTCTCAAAAGAAAGACCATATTTTCCAGGATATTCAACATCGGATGTTGTTGGTTGACTAGAAAAATCACCAATACTCAATCCTAAACATGAGTACTTATAGCAATCATGCCACTGCTGTCTTCTTTCATGAAATCTAGCGAGAAGAAAATATGCTTCAGGTCTACTTGGTTTAAGGCATAAAGCTTGTTGAAGAAGAGAAATTGCAGTTCCATCTCTTGTTCCTTGTTTGTCATAACAGTGATGACATTTAATTAATGATTCATATTGCATATCTTCATCTTCAAATCTTTCCGCAGATCTTAAGAAGTAAGATAGAGCCGGTGCAGTATGCCCTTCTTTTTCATACCACAGTCCTACGTTGTAATTTCTTTGGGGATCTTCCGGATCTAAAGAATATTCAGTAAGAAGGTTTTCTAATTCAGTTTTATCTCTACTAGTATTAACAGGTTCTTTAATTATAATTTGCGGTTCTGAATAATAAGAACAAATTTCAGAAAGTTTCAAATGCGAATTATTTTTCCACCAATCAATTACAAAATCATAAGTTTCTTTATGATATTCTTTATTTGGATTTTCAAGTTCAGTTTGCCCATAAAAAGTTGATGCTTTGGTTTGATCCTCAACAAAAAGGTTGATTGCATATACTTTACCTAGGTTATAAAATAAAACATTTTCTGGCATAGGATAGAAATTTGCCCCAGGAATTTCTAATCTATACGAATCACCATCACAATAATGGTCAATAATTTTTTTAGCATAATTTCTAGTCAAAATATAAGATGTTACGGACCAATCATACATTGATCTTTCACGTAACTTAATTTCCTCATAACTTGTTTTTATACAACACAACTGAACACATTCTGCATCTTCTGGTAAAGATTCCACAAAATCATTCCAAGTAAAATTCCAGTACTGAACTGTTTCTAAACTCAAATCATCTTCACAGAAAAAACCATAATCTTCATCAGTTTCTTCATACCATTTTTTAATCATTTTGATATGAGAAACTACACACCCAATAGTTCCTTCATCGAGAATATGAAGTTGCTCTCCATAAACTTTATCATCACAGTATTTAAATCTTCTGGAAAGAACTTCTCTAAATCTATCCACTCCACTATAGAAAAATTGAGTCCTTAAAGATTCCCTACGATCAACACTTTCATCCAAACTAATGTAGTTTACGCTAGGAAAATCTAAAAGTTTAACTCTATTTGTAAGAATTTTATTTGCACTTAATTTAAAACTCAT